CTCGGTCCATGATTTGTCGCTTGGTACGTTGGTTAAATCAACCCCATTCTTTTTTTTAACGTAGTCAATCAACCATTGAGATAGTTTATTTTTCATCTTTCCCCCTTGTTTGTTTTACATATACCTTGATTAATTAAATCAACTGCTGTTCTGCCAAATGAACCCTGTAATTTAAAAGCTAACCCTGTATCAATTAAATGTTGCCATGCTTTTATTATAGTTTTTTTATTATCACATTCTATAAAACCTTCAGCAATTCCAACTGCTTTATAATTATTCATTTTCATATTATCCCCTTGTTTGTTTTTATATTTAATATTGTACTCGTTCATTAATATAATAATTATTAAGTTTTCTGCAATTTCTAACGTCAGCTTGTTGATATTCTTGACAATAATTATTATAGAAAAATATTTTATTATCTTTTATCTTTTTTATTTTGGATACTTCTTCTTCAATACATATCCCACTCCACCAACAATACACATAATATTTATTTTTTTTCATCTTACCCCTTGTTTGTTTTTATATTTATCTTAGTTATATTAACCATATTGTCAATAATATTATGCAACCTCATGTTGTTTCTTATTTATCCAAAATGAAGGACTTAAATTGTAATTATTTTCAGCTATTTCTTTAATTGATACAGTAACAGCTTTAGGTTTATTACATAAGCAAGCGTCACCATAACTTAAAGGCTGAACGATTGAACCAATATTGATTTCAGAAGTATCTGGAAATTTATTAATAAAATCATTATAACCATCATAAGTTATTTGAGCTGTAACAACTCTTAATTTTGGATATTGTTTAAACAATTCAGTTAAAAAGTCTCTGAAACCATGCCAACAAATTGCATTAACTTTTTTAGGTGAACCATCTTTGTTTTTACTGAACCCAGTTCTTTGATAATTAGGTTGATCCTTATCCTTTATTAATTTAACTCTCATACAATTTTTACTAACTAAATTATAATCAAGTTTTATTTTTAACTTATTTGTAATATTGATTAACTTATCATTAAAACAATTAAGATCTTTTATATTATATATTTTCATTGCTTCCCCTTTGTTTGTTTTTGTTTGTGACTAAGATTAACACAATGGATTTTTGAGAGGGTTTTAATAAGGTCTGTTAAGATACTTTTAAAACTTCTGCTATCCTTGACTATTTTAATCTCAATCACATTTACCATTGTGGTTATATTTAATTAAAAGTAAATATATGTAAGTGTTCATAATGGGTCAAAGATATTAGTGTGATATAAATGCAACTGTGATAAATATGTTACACTAATGAAATATAGATACTCATATAATATAAAAGATCAATCAGGCAAAGAGGAAGTAATTAACTGTCAATCATATAAGAAGTTATTAAAACAATTAAATTCAAAGTTTAAACCTAATGAAATTATATCTGTAAAGTATAAGAATAAAAAAGATCATGAGCTGCTGAAGTATGTAAAGATTAAAAGAGTGGAATAGTTGCTATTCTAATACAACAACAACGCCGGCTTCCCTCGTGTATATAATCGGTCAGTAGTATTGACCTATATATTATAACATTAACCGATATGGTGTTCCGATATATGAACGTTATAAGAAATTTGTATTGATAGTCGAGAATTATTATTACACATTTATGGTTATGACATTGCTATTTTGTAAATGCTATACCCCCCATAGTACCCAAAGTGGACGCGCCAATTAATATATATATATACATGGGACTCGAGGACACCTTTACAGACACAGCTTTAGCCACCCCCACAGAATAACCCACACCTTTATTTGCCAAGCCTTTCTAGTTTAAAATAATTTACAATTACTATATGTTGTGTAATATGTGGGATTACATACAAGACGACTTAACATCTATAGTTATGATTGATGAAAAGACTAATACTCTTATCATTAAGATATATGGATTAGAAACTAAATCAGCTGCAGAGACTTTTGCACATTACACTATGAGCCTATTGCAATTTGATTATCACAATGCTGAGTATAGTATGCCTAGCAAGATGATACACTAGATATGGATATTAAAATACCTTACACCCCTAGAAAGCTATATAATTTCTTTCGAGAATTAAAAAGAATTGAGGTTAAATGGATATAAAAATACCCTATACACCTCGAAAGCACCAAGCCTTCTTACATAATAAAATATCTAAACATAGATGGTCAGTATTGGTTTGTCATCGTAGGTTCGGCAAAACAGTATGTATGATTAATCACCTTATACGATCTGCCTTATTATCGAAACAAAAAAACCCAAGATATGCCTACATCTCGCCAACATTTAAACAAAGTAAATCAATCGCTTGGGATTACATGAAACAGTTTACAGCTAAGATACCTTACACCAAGTTTAATGAAACAGAGCTAAGGGTAGATTTACCCAATGGTGCAAGAATAACTTTACTTGGGTCGGAAAACTCCGATGGGTTAAGGGGTATCTACCTAGATGGATGTGTGATTGATGAGTATGCAAATGTCAATGAAAAACTATTTCCTGAAATCATAAGACCCGCACTATCCGATAGAAAAGGTTACTGCGTATTTATAGGTACACCACAAGGAATGAATAATAACTTTTATGAATTGTATCAACACGCACAAGGAGCAGAGGATTGGTTTAACTATAAAGCTAAAGCAAGTGATACCAAGATTGTAGATGAAGATGAGCTTGTCAAAGCAAAAGAAGTTATGGGAGAAAAGAAGTATCTACAAGAGTTTGAGTGTGATTGGATAGCTAACATAGAAGGTGCAATTTATAGCGATATCTTAGTCAAGATGGAAGATAAAAAACAATTAACAAGAGTACCCTACGATCCATCATTGCCTGTGAATACATCTTGGGATTTAGGAGTATCAGATCATAGTTCTATTATATTCTTTCAACAGCTAGGTAGATCAATTAATATTATTGACTATCATGAAGAACGTGGTCAAGGATTACCGCACTATATTCAATTAATTAAGGAGAAGGAATATGTCTATAAAGATCATTTCGCACCGCATGATATAGAAGTTACAGATTTTAGCAATGGAAAAACGAGAAGAGAAGTTGCTTATCAATTAGGTATTAGATTTAAAGTTGTTCCTAAAATACCATTAGAAGATGGTATACACGCAACAACAATGACTCTACCTCGATGTTGGATTGATACAGACCATTGCAAAAAGTTAATAGATGCGTTAAGACATTATCATCGGAAATATATAGATAAAAATCGTATGTTCCGAAGTAAGCCTGTACACGATTGGTCATCTCATGCGTGTGATGCAATGAGATACTTGTCTGTTGGTTTACAAGAAATTAACACTAGACAATCTGCTCCACAACATATAGCAGATAATGAATACAGGATTATATAATATGGGATCATTATTTTCACCAAAAATGCCGCCACTACCACCAGTACAACCTTTGCCGACACCGCCATCAACTGAAGTGTCTGCAGAAGAGAAAGCAAGAATTGCAGCGGAACAAGCAAAGATAGAAAGAAAAAGAAAAGGTAGAAAGTCAACTATCTTAACTGGACCTTTAGGTATTGAAGAAGAGCCTGAAACAGAAAAGAAAACTTTACTAGGATCATAATATGGGATCAAATGGAGCAATGATTGGAAAATTAAAACGACCAGATGTAGATTATAGTAAAAAAAATGTAACTCTTAAAACTAAAGACGGACAAAGTTTTAGAATAGGTCCATCAATTATTAGAGATAAACCTGAACAATTAACAGCTGCTAGAAAAACTTTTGTAGCAAAAACAGGTGGTAAATTAAAAGATGTTAAAACAACAGGTTTGTATAAAAAAATGACAACAACTGAAAAAAATAAATATAAAAAATTAAATCCTAAAGAATTTGAAGTAGGTTATAAATTAGGTAAAAAAAGTATTTTAGGAACATAACATGGGAGGAAGTCCAGCAAGAGCAGTTAAAAGATTTATTACTACACCGAAACCCCCTGCACCTATAGCAGCATCACCTACTACAGCAGAAGTTTCTCAAGCAACAGCAACTAGCATGGATGGATATGATTCAAGAAAAACAAAAGCTAAAGGTAGATCAATGACAATTATAACAGGACCTAAAGGTATAGAAGATCAAACAGTTACTTTAGGTAGAAAAAGTTTACTAGGAAAATAATGGCAAAAACAGATTTAACAAAAAAATTATTATCACGTTTCGATAGACTAGCAGGTCAAAGACAAAACTGGGAAACGCATTGGCAAGAAGTAGCGGACTACATGATGCCAAGAAAATCAGACGTTACAAAAAAAAGAAGTCGTGGCGATAAAAGAATGGAACTTATCTTTGATAGTTCCCCTTTACAATCTTTAGAATTATTAGCAGCATCATTACATGGTATGCTTACAAACCCATCAACACCTTGGTTTACCTTAAGATTTAAACAAGAGAATATAGATAACGAAGATGAAGCTAAACTTTGGTTAGAGTCTGCAACTGATGCAATGTACACAGCATTTAATAGATCAAACTTTCAACAAGAAATATTTGAATTGTATCATGACCTTATTACCTTTGGTACAGCAGCAATGTTTATTGAAGAAGATGATGAAGATTTTATAAAATTTTCTACAAGACATATTGATGAAGTTTATATTGCGGAAAATGATAAAGGTAGAATAGATACCATCTATAGAAAATTTAAACTATCAGCACGAGCTATTGTACAAAAGTTTGGTGCTTCTGTATCACAAGATATTTTAGTTATGGAAAAGAAAGACCCATACAAAGAAATAGAAATTGTACACGCAGTTTATCCAAGATCAGATTTTAATCCTAACAAAAAAGATAAAAAGAATATGCCATTCGAATCGGTATACATGGAATATAAAAATGGAAATGAATTATCTGTATCAGGTTATAAAGAGTTTCCGTTTGTTGTACCTAGATACCTAAAGGCTTCACATGAAATTTATGGAAGATCACCTGCAATGACAGCATTGCCAGATGTTAAGATGCTAAATGAAATGGCAAAGACAACAATCAAAGCTGCACAGAAACAAGTAGACCCACCACTATTAGTTCCTGATGATGGTTTTTTATTACCAGTTAGAACTGTACCAGGTGGATTAAATTTTTATAGATCAGGTACAAGAGATAGAATTGAACCTTTAAACATTGGTGCAAACAATCCTCTAGGTTTAAATATGGAACAGCAAAGAAGAGATAGTATTAGAGGTGTGTTCTACGTTAATCAACTTATGATGCAACAAGGACCACAAATGACCGCAACAGAAGTTATTCAACGTAATGAAGAGAAGATGAGATTGTTAGGACCAGTCTTAGGCAGATTACAATCTGAATTATTAAAACCATTAATTGATAGAGTATTTAATATTCTATTAAGAAACAATCAATTACCCCCAGCACCTGAATTTTTATCAGGTCAGGATATAGAAATTGAATACGTTTCACCATTAGCTAAAGCACAGAAATCCACAGAGTTACAATCTATTATGAGAGCTATTGAAATTCTAGGATCACTTGCTAATGTAGCTCCTGTATTTGATTATGTTAATTTTGATAATCTTGTAAAACATTTAGCTGATATAGTTGGTGTGCCACAGAAGATATTAAAATCACAAAGTCAAGTTAATGCAGAACGACAACAAGCACAACAACAACAACAGGAGCAAATGCAGATGCAACAATTACAACAGGTAGCAAAAGCAGGAGGAGATATAGCTCCACTAGCAAAAGCCTTACCTGAAGAAGCCAAAGCTGTTGCAAATGCTGATATAGAATAATGGGTCAAGCAAAAGACAAAGAAAAAAATTTTGAAAAGTATGTTCAAGATTTAAAAAAAAACTACCAATACATATTCAATACAGACGAAGGCAAACAAGTTATGTCTGATTTAGAAAAAAGATGCCACCATCATACGACTACCAATGTAAAAGGTGATAGTCATGAGAGTGCGTACATGGAAGGACAACGTAGCATCCTTCTATTTATAAAAGCAATGCTACAAAATAATAATGAAAAAGGAAGATAAAAATGTCAGAACAAACACAGATAACGGAGAAAACAACTCCGCCTGTAGAGACGACAACAACGCCTACAGAAACTAAACCTGTCGAAGCAGCAATAACGCCTTCTACAGAACCAACACCACAACCGACTAAATCTTGGAAAGAAGCAATTTCTGAAGAGTTTAGAAACGATCCAAACATAGAAAAGTTTACAGAGATAGATGCACTTGCAAAGTCATATATCAATGCAACTAAAATGATTGGACAAGATAAAGTTGCTGTGCCTAACAAAAACTCAACAGAAGATCAATGGAACGAAGTATTTGAAAAACTAGGTAGACCTGAGTCTGCAGATAAATATACTTTAAATGTTAAATCAGATGTTGTGCCTATAGAAGATACTGCAATCAAACAGTTTGCAGAAAATGCTCATAAGCTAGGTTTAAATAATAAACAAGCTCAAGGTATTTTAGAGTTCTATAAAACAAATATGGAAGGTGTAGCTCAACAAGCTAAAGTTGATACTGAAACTGCTCAAGCTCAATCTGAGCAACTATTAAGACAAGAGTGGGGTAGAGACTTTGAGCCTAATGTTAAAAAAGCTGGAGCATTAGCAAAAGCTAATATGAATCCAGAAATATTAGACATGACTTTATCTAATGGAACTAGACTTGGCGATCATCCTGAAGTAATAAAAGGTTTTGCAAAGATTGCTAACATGATGTCTGAAGATAAAATGGTTACTACAGAAAGCGAAAACGTAAGTAATGTAGGAGATATTGAGTCAGAAATATCTGAAATTACTAATAATCGTGAAGGACCTTATTGGAATAAACAACACCCTGACCATGATAAAATGGTACAGCAAGTTTATACATTAAGAGAAATGTTAAATAGCAAATAATTTTAATCCCTTGTATTTTTTGTTAAATTAATATAAGGGATTATTACTAGGACAATTCGTAAGAACCCTAATGACAACAGGAAAGACTGTGTTCTAACAGAACTAAAATGCAAGAATTGCCTGTCAATTTGACGGAGAACCTTTCTGTTTAACTTAACAATAACAATAAAATGGAGAGACAATTATGTCATCAAATATAACTACAGCTTTTGTACAGCAGTATTCTGCTAACGTACAAATGCTATCTCAACAAATGGGATCGTTATTAAGAGACAAAGTCAGACTTGAAAGTGTTGTAGGAAAAAATGCTTTCTTTGATCAGGTTGGCTCAGTAACTGCTATAGAAAAAACTAGCAGACATTCAGATACTCCGCAAATTGATACACCTCACGCTAGACGTAGAGTATCACTTGCAGATTATGAATTTGCTGATTTAATCGATCAACAAGACAAAGTAAGACTCTTAATCGATCCGACTTCATCTTATGCTCAAGCCGCTGCTATGGCAATGGGAAGAGCTATGGATGATGTGATCATAACTGCTGCACTAGGTACTGCGTATACTGGTGAGACAGGATCAACTAGCCAAGCTAATACGAATCAAATCGTACATGGTTCTGCTGGTTTAACTATTGCAAAATTAAGAACTGCAAAACAGACTCTTGATTTAGGTAATGTAGATCCTTCTATACCAAGACACATCATAGTATCTCCTAAGCAGATTACTGATCTATTAGGAACAACTGAGGTAACAAGTTCAGACTTCAACACAGTCAAAGCATTGGCTAATGGTGAAGTAAACTCATTCCTTGGTTTTAACTTTATTGTATCAAACAGACTTGCATTATCTAGCACAACTAGATCATGTATAGCTTTTGCACAAGATGGAATCGCACTTGCGGTTGGCAAAGATGTCAATGCAAGAATAGACGAAAGAAGCGACAAATCTTATGCCACTCAAGTGTACTACTGCATGAGCATCGGTGCTACTAGAATGGAAGAAGCGAAAGTTGTTGAAGTACAATGTACAGAATCATAATAGGAGGAAATAAATTATGGCAAACGTAAATACAGATATAGTTACGAATTTCGTAGCGACTCCGCCAGTAAAGAATGATTCCCAACAGTTACATGGTGCAAAAAGAATTGCACAGGGAACTATTGCTTTAGCGGCAGGAGATTTATCAGCGACTGACACAGTAATGTTAGCACCTGTACCAACTAATGCTAGTATTTCCTCAATCAAGTTGTTTAATGACGACTTAGATTCTGGATCAACAAATACTACAGACGTTGGATTATACACAACAGCTATTGCTGCGGTTGATGATGATGCTTATGCTTCTGCGATTACAAGCCTTAGAGCTGCTGTAACGACAGGAACTGAAGTAGCATTTGAAGCTAGAAACATCAATAAGATGGGTCAGAAAGTCTGGGAAGATGCTGGACAATCTTCTGATCCTGGTGGTTACTACTATGTCGGATTATTATTCGATGCAGCTGGTGATACTGCTGGAGACTTAAGTTTCATTATTGAATACGTAATAGACTAATAAGTAATTAAGATAGGGGAGAAATCCCCTATCTTTTAAATAAATTTTGGATTATAAATTATTATGGCATCAGTAGTAGACATTTGTAACGGAGCATTAAATCAATTAGGTGCAACAACTATTCTTTCACTTACGGAAGATTCAAAAAATGCAAGACTATGTAATGCTAGATATACGCAAGTAAGAGATTCACTTTTTAGATCACACCCTTGGAACTGCTTACAAAAAAGAATAGAGATTGCAGCAGACACAGATACACCTGCTTGGGGATTTAGTTTTCAATATACTTTACCCGCAGACTGTTTAAGATTATTAAGAATATTAGATTATGATTCTAATCATAAAGTAGAAGGTAGAAAGATTTTAAGTAATGCTTCTTCTATGAAAATTTTATATATAGCAAGAATTACAGACCCTAATGAATACGATGAATTATTAAGAGAAACTTTATCTGCAGCATTAGGAGCAGACATTGCTTATGGAGTTACATCTTCTAATCCTGTAACTCAAAATATGTATCAACTATTTCAAGATAAATTAAGAGATGCTAGGTTTGTAGATGCAACTGAAGGTCAAAATACTTCACCTGATCTCGGTATGACAGATGAAATAGAATCTAGTACCTTTATTAACTCAAGGTATTAACACATGGCACGAGTTGCAGCACAGCTGACCAACTTTACAGGTGGAGAGCTTTCACCACGTTTAGATGGTCGTAATGATTTAACCAAGTATTCATCAAGTTGTAAACGATTAGAAAATTTTATTGTTTATCCACATGGTGCAGCAGCAAGAAGATCAGGTACTACCTTTGTAGCTGAAGTAGCAAGTAGTGCTAACAAAACAAGATTAATCCCTTTTGAATTTTCTACAACTCAAACGTATATGCTTGAGTTTTCTAATCTTAAAATAAGAGTTTATAAAGATGATGGATCTGTTTTAGAAGGCGACAAAACTATTTCTGGAATCACTCAAGCTAATCCTGCTGTGGTAACAGCAACAAGTCATGGTTATGACAATGGTGATGAAGTTGTTATTACTGGTGTTTCAGGTATGACAGAAGTGAATGGTAAAAGATTTTTAGTTGCAGATAAAACAACGAATACATTTGAACTACAAGATAAAGATGCAGTAGATATAAATAGCACAGGATTTACTGCTTATAGTTCTGGTGGTGTATCTAATAAAGTTTTTGAAATTACAACACCTTACACAACTGCACAACTTTTTGATTTAAAATTTGCACAATCAGCAGACGTTATGTACATTACTCATCCTTCACACGAAGTAGAAAAATTATCTCGTACAGGTCATACGTCTTGGACATTAACAGATGTAGATTTTACTAAAGGACCAATGCAAGATGCTAACACAACCACAACAACTTTAAATCCTGGAGCTACAGCAATAGGAACTGGTGTATCATTAGCAGCTTCTGCAGTAGCTGGTATTAATAGTGGTAGTGGTTTTCTTTCTACAGACGTTGGTAGATTTGTTTTTATTCATGGTGGTTATGCAAAGATAACTGGAGTTACTGATACAACTAACGCAACTATTACAATTATTTCCACTTTAAGTGCTTCAACTGCTACAGCAGATTGGAGACTAGGAGCTTTTTCAGATACTACAGGACATCCTTCTTGTGTTACTTTTTTTGAACAACGATTAGTGTTTGCAGGAACAAGTGAACAACCACAAACTATTTTCTTTTCAAAGTCAGGTGATTATGAAAACATGGATGCTAACATTGGTGGTACTGTAGCCGATGACGATGCAATTATTTATACCATAGCTTCTAACCAAGTTAATGCAATTAGATTTATGACAGCTACAAGAACTTTAATTCTTGGTACAGCTGGTGGTGAGTTTACAGTATCAGGAGGTGGTACAGATAGTGCTATCACACCAACAAATATATTAATTAAAAAACAATCTAACCATGGTGCAGCTAATGTAGATTCTATTGCAGTAGGTAACGTAACTTTATTTCTTCAACGTGCTAAAAGAAAAGTTAGAGAACTAGCTTATAACTTTGATGTTGATGGTTACATTGCACCTGATATGACAATACTTGCAGAACATATTACTGAAGGTGGACTAACACAATTAGCTTATCAACAAGAACCTAATCAAATTATTTGGGGAGTTAGAAATGATGGTGAGCTTATAGGTTTAACTTATCAAAGAGAACAACAAGTTACAGCTTGGCACAGACATATTTTTGGTGGTCGATTTGGTAATGCTACAATTACAGTTACTGATTATGCAAACATAGCTGATGGTACAAGAATAGTTTTAACAAAAGCAGATGGAACAACGACAACTTTTACATCCGCTACATCTTCTACGACTGGTAAATTTCATACTACATCTAGTAACAACCAAACAGCAACCAATCTACAAACATTAATAAATGCTGATTCTGATTTTACAGCAACAGTTAGCAGTAATGTCGTTACCATTACAGAGACATCACCATTGTCTACAGGATTTTTAACTATTACATCTTTAGACGATGATGTTAGATTAGCAAAAACTGACGAAGGTAAAGCAGTATGTGAAAGTGTTTCAGTTATACCAACAGATGATTCTGAATATCAAACGTGGGTTATTGTTAAAAGAACAATCAATGGTGCTACAAGAAGGTTTGTAGAATTTATTAATAACTTTGACTTTACAATAACAGATAATACAACATTTAATTTTTTAGATAGTGCTTTAGCTTATAGCGGTTCAGCTGCTACAACTATTTCAGGTTTAGATCACCTTGAAGGACAAACAGTTTCTATATTAGCAGATGGTGCAACCCATCCTGATAAAACAGTATCAAGTGGTTCAGTTACATTAGATCGTTCAGCAACTAATGTTAAAATAGGTTTAGCTTACAAATCCATATTACAAACGATGAGACTAGATGCTGGTTCACAAAATGGTACATCACAAGGTAAGACAAAAAGAATATTTGAAATTACAATTAGATTATTTGAATCTATTGGTGTTGAGGTTGGAGAATCTTTAAGTAACATGGAAAGAATACCATTTAGAACATCATCTGATCCTATGGATGAAGGTATACCTGTGTTTACTGGGGATAAAGCTGTAGAATTTAGAGGTAATTACGATACTGATGGCTTTATCTTTGTTAGACAAACTCAACCTTTACCTTTAACAGTATTATCTTTATACCCAGAGTTACAAACCAATGACTAAAAATTTATTACAAATAGTTCCTTATATCTCAACTCATGGTAAGATCATTCTTGCTAATCAAATGAACCACGTTCTTATGGATAAAGATGCACAATATGATGGAGATGCTATGCAGTTAGAACAGAATGGTTTAGCTTATACTTGTATTATTAATGATGAACCTATTGCATCTGCAGGTATGAAAATCATTTGGGATGGTGTGGCAGAAGGTTGGGTGTTAGCTACAGGTAAAGTTTGGAATCACCCGCTAGTTATTGCTAGAGCTATTAAGAAAAATTTTGCAAGACTAGCAAAAGAAAATAATATAAAAAGAGTACAAACAGCTGTAAGAGCTGACTTTAAAATAGGTTTAAAGTTTGCTTCATGGCTTGGTTTACAAAACGAAGGATTGATGAAACATTATGGTTTTGATGGTTCAGATCACTTCAGATATGCGAGGATTTTTTAATGAGTTTTGTATTTGATATAGCAGCAGCACAACAAGCATCCGCACTTGGTAAATATAATCAAGCGATGATGAATCGTAATGCTAAAGTTAAAGAACAAGAAGCTCAAGCTATTAAACAACAAACAGAATTTGACATTGGTAAATTTGATCAATCGTATCAACAGTTAGTAGGACAAACAAAAGTAGCCGCAGCAGTATCAGGTGCAGAAAGATCAGGAAGTGTATTAAATGTTTTAAGATATAATGCTGAACAAGCAGAAACAGAAAAAGATGTTATAACTTATAACTCTCAAGTTGCACAATCACAAAAAATGGAAGAAGCTAACTTTGCTAGAATACAAGGTAACATTGCGAGACAACAAGCAAGAATTGCTGAACTAGGTTACTATGCTAAAGCTGGTGAAAGTTTACTTAGAATAGGAACTGCTGGATGAAGATACCTACGTTTACATCAAGAGCTAGATTAACTGGAGAAGCAGCTAGTGTAACTTCTAATATACAAATTGATCCTAGACAAAATATAGCAGCAGCTTTAAGACCAATAGGAAAAGCAGCTGAAGATTATTATGTAAAAGAAAAAGCTATTGAAACAAAAGTAAAAGCTGGTGAATTAAATGCAGACGCAACTGTAGAAATATTTAATGCTGCAGAACAAGCTGAATTAAAATCTACTCCTCAAGATGGTGTAGATTATTTTAATGAAAAATTTCAAACCATTAAACAAAAATATAAAGCACAAGCATCTAATAAAAATGTTGCTAATACTTTTGATATGCTTTTATCTCAAAATAAAAATGTATATGTTAATAATATTTTAAAAAAAACAAGAGACAATTTAGTTACAGCTCGAGTAGGACAAGTAGAACAACAAGTTGCATCTGATATATTAAATGCTGTATCTTCTGGTAATAAATTACAGTTTGATATTTTATCTGAATCTGCACTTACTAAATATAAAGGATTGGTAACAGATGGCATCATTGGTGAAGCAAATTACAATGAATACAGAAAGAATTTTCCAGCTCTTGTTGAAACTACAATGGCAAAACAAGCAGCACTTAAAAATGCTTTTGGAGTTTTATCCTCTTTAGATGACAATAAAAATTATCCAAATATTCAAGGAGAAGCTAGAAAAAAATTAAGATCAGAGTTGAGAGAGATAGCAGTTTTTCAAAATAAAGCAGTAGAATTTGCAACTAATAAACAATTATTAGAATCAAAAAGAAAAGTTGCAGACGCATTTAAAGGTGCAAATAATGGTTACATTGGAATAGACCCATCCCAACTTGTTAATTATTCTACAGGTAATCAAGAATACGATAATCAGATTAATAATTTGAATAATAAATTTTTAGATAAAAAAATTAGTTTAGATACAGATTATTTAGTTAATGATAAAATTATAAAAAAAATATTAAACAATGAAATTAAAAATTCATTTCAAACT